AGCCGCTCTCCGGTCGCGAGTATGTAGAAGATGTAACCCGATCGGCTATCGCTAAAACTGCTCAAGCGATCCCCGGAGCATACTTTGGTGGTGCGGGTAGTATTGAGACCTTCTTGGCTAAAGATCTTCCGACACTCGCTCGCGGCGCATACTACACCGGTTTGGAGAAGATGGACTACATCTCTCCGAAAGAGGCTGAAGAGAAATTAGCTCAGCCTTTTTATAGCGAAGAAACCGAAATGCAGAAAAAGGGGTACGCTTCTCCTTTTATGCATTGGCCGACGTATAAGGCTGTAACCGAGGGTATTAAAAGCATACCTTCAGAAATTAAAATTGGCCCTCCTTCAGACCCAATGTTTGCCGAGTTTAACAAGGGTCGCGAACCGGCTAAGACAGTTAAAATACCTAGCGAATACGTAACTTATGAACCTAAGACGGCTCCCGGTAAAATCGTGGGTGCGGGTATCGAGGGTGCGGCTCAAGGCTTGCCGGGCGGATTTGCCACGATGCCGGGGCGCGTCATCACCGGTTTCGGAGCGGGTGCCGGATCCGAAGCTGCTGGACAGTATACCGAAGGAGAGCCCAACGAGGGCTTCGCGCGGCTTGTCGGTGCATTAGGCGGTGGTTATGCCGGTGCCAAGGTAGCCAACGCTCTTTTGCCCGCTACGGTGGGTCGAGACAATATTGCTGCTGCTCTTGCTGAAGATTTCCGCAAGGGTCAGACGCCGATGAGTTATGACCAGTTTAAGACTGCCCTTGCGGATGGCACCCCGGTTACGATCACCGACATTGCGGGACCGGCAACGCTCAAGATCCTGTCTCAATATGGCAACCTGTCCGAATCCGCTCAAAGCCAAGTCGGCAGATTTAACCAATTCTTGAAGGACCGGGCTATCGAATCGGGTAGCCGTGCCGGTAACGTCATCCAAGACACCATGGGCGTCCCCAAGCTGGACGCCGACGCTATCGCCGAAGCTAACCGGCGGGCGGGCAGGGCCACTCAGGATCGCATTTGGTCGGCGACGGAGTCTGCTCCGGGCGCTCAGGCCATTGATATGACGAAGTTCAACGCCAAATTGCTGGACGACCCGGACTTCATCACGGCGGTGAATGAGACTAAGAAAAACGCTCCTCGCCTCTCGGATGACATGAACATTGTCGTACCGAAGGACGTTCCGGCGGTTCCCGGACAGGAGAAGCGTTTTGTTCAGACGGAACGTGGGCTCGAAGAAGTCGCAGCGGTTCCCGGAACTCCGGCGCAGCATGTTCCGGGCAATCTGCCATTCTACCATCAAGTCGATCGTCGCTTGGGCGAAATGATTACCAAGGCCAAGGTGTCGGGCGACAAGACGCTAGCCAATGGTCTGCAGCAAACGCAAAACCGCTTGCGCGACGAACTCGACAAAGTGGCTCCATACCGCGACACAGTCGGTGCTTCGCGCAATATCTTCGTCGGTGAAGAAGCCCCGCAAGCGGGTTACGATTTCGCGCAGTCTCTCATCACGTCTCGTAAGAACCCGTTCACTCGCGGCCAAGTCAAGCGCGAATTCGACAACATGACGCCCGAGAATCAGGAATTCCTGCGCTTGGGTGTGGCGGCTCGTCTCAAAGACGAAGCGGAATCGGGTAATCTTGGTCGCTTGGCCAAGAAATTCACCGAAGACAAGACGTTCCAGCGCGACATGAAGCACGTGCTAGGCGACGAGCGGTATAACCAGATCTATGGTTCGGTCCTCACCGAGAACATCGCTCGTCAAGCCGACGCGTTGAAGTTCCTGTCGGAGCGAATCTCGCCGGTCGGTGCGGGTGTTGGTGGTGCCGGTGCGTTCACTGCGTATGAGATCATGAACGCCATTATCAATGGATCCACGATGGCTTCGGCCACAGGGTCACCGCAACTGGCTAACAAGGCCATGCTTGGCTTCATGGCCGCTTATGGTGTGAAGACGCTCGATAGCATGGCCGAGCGCCGTGTCGCCAATAATATCCTGCCCTTGATGTTCTCCAAGGACCCTAAGGACATCGCCCGCGTTGCCGAACTGGCGCAGACGTTCCCGATTGTCGAGCAGATCTTTAACAAGCTCAACACCACTCTTGCTGTTGGTCTTACCAACGTGCAACGCACAATGGCTCAGCAAGAGGAAGAAGGAAAGCGTGGTGTTAAGCGGGAATTTAAGAATCAAGCCGACGGTGGTAGAATTACCCGCAAGACAGGCGGCAAGGTGAGCTATAACCACGAAGCCGAGGCCGATCGGTTGATTAAAATGGCTGAGCAAGCCCATAAGAACCACCAGAAGAGCACGGAGCCACTACTTTCTACCGACGACAACACGGTAGCTAAGGCGCTCAAAGTGGCTCAAGAGAATATTTAAGGACGGATCCCTATGGTCAGCTCATATACACCGAATAAGAACCTTGAAAAGCCCGGAAACGGCGACTACGTCGATACATGGAACGTCCCAGTCAATGGTGACATGAACATTATCGACTCTGCCTTTGGCGGAACATTCGGTGTGTCTCTAACGAATACGAACGTCACACTGACACAGACGCAAGCGCAGAACGTCAATATCAACCTTACCGGCCTTCTGTCCGCAAACGTGACTGTATATCTGCCCGCATCCGTCGCGGGCTTTTGGATCGTTACGAATGCCACGACCGGCTCATATACTGTCACGATTGCATCCGCTGGCGGCGCTCCCGGCACCAGTGTTGTGGTGCAGCAGGGATTCGCCGCTCTTGTGTGGTCAAACGGATCGAACGTCCGGTTCGCCGATGATGACCGTACAGCACTCATCGCTGGCAACGGCATTCAAATCATTGGCAGCACGATCTCGCTTGTTGCGCCGGTCGCGGTGGCCAACGGCGGCACAGGTGGCACGGATGCAGCTTCCGCTCGTGCTGGCATTGGTGCGGCAGCTTCTGCCACGCAAATCGCAACCGGTGCAGGATTGCAGGGTGGTGGCGATCTCTCTGCCAACCGCACTCTGTCCATCGCTACGGGTGGCGTGACATCTGCCATGCTGGCCTCGGGGGCAGCCACGGGGAACCTCGGCTATACGCCGGTCAACCGCGCTGGCGACACGATGACGGGCGCGTTGAACATTGGCTCGTCGGGATCGCCACTCACGGTCAATTCGACCAATAGCACACAGAATAAAATCATCCTGTCTGACAACGGCACCGTCCGTGGCAATCTCGGCGCGACATCGGCAAACTGTCTTGCAGTTCAGAATGCTGCTGGGAGCCTCACGACGCTGACGGTCGATAACAGCGGCAATCTCACGGCTGCCGCGAACGTCACGGCCTATTCGGATGTGCGGCTGAAGAAAGACCTCGTGAACATCGAGAATGCGCTTGAGATCGTCAATCGCATGAATGGCTACCGGTATACACGCATCGATACGGGGCAAAAAGAAATCGGCCTCGTGGCGCAGCAGCTGACCGGCGATCTGCCGGAAGTTGTGAAGCAGAACGAAGAATATATGTCGGTCGCCTATGACCGCATCGTGGCAGTCCTTGTCGAAGCGGTGAAAGAACTCACGAAGCGCGTGGAAGCATTGGAGGCTAAATAATGCCTACCCCTGCTTCCGGCGCGATCAGTATGTCGGACATCAACGCCAACTTTGGGCGCGGAACTGATCTGAATGCGTACCGAAACACCATATGGTATCAGCCCGCATCGCTGACGTTCGGCTACTTCAACAGTGGCACGATCAGCATGTCGGACTTCTATAATAAGCAGGGTACAGATCCTGCTGGGTCCGGTGCGAGCGATTACACGTCGCCCGGAACGTACTTTTTCGTCGTGCCGCTCTTCCGCAACTTCCTGCAAATTCAAGTATGGGGCGCTGGTGGAGCAGGTGGTGAATATGTTTCCGGTGGTGGCGTTGTTGCCGGTGGGGCCGAGAGCCGTGTATATATGCCCAATGGCGAACAGGTGGCTGGCTTAGGCGGCGGGGGCGGGCAAAACGCTCAGACTTCGCGATTTGGTGGCAACGTCTTCGGCGCTGGCGGTGGGGGCGGCGGTGCCGGTGGTGGCAACCAACAGAACGTAGGCGGCCAAGCGGGCTTCGGTGGCGATGCTGGTGGCATGGGCGGGGCTTCTCCCGCTGGCGGTGGCGCTACGGGATCTCCGCCGAATTCCACGCAAGGCACACCGCTCTATGCCTATAACGGCAACTTCCCCGGCGGCGGGGCTTCGTCCTTCCGCTTCTTCGACAGCGCTGGCAAGTACAATGCTTTCGGTGGCGGCGGTGGGGGTGGCGGGTACGCTCGCTCTGTATGGGGTGGTGGCACCTTCTACACGCAAACGGTCACCATCGTTGTGGGCGCTGGCGGCGGCTCTGCTGTCAGTACCGGGGCCAATGGCCGCGTCTACATCAACTGGGGCTAGTCTTTCCGCCTGATTTTGTCTCTAGGCGGGGGCGGGATGATGATTATTTCCGTCTTGGCTATCTCTTTATGTAAGTCCATGAATTCATTAATAAATTCCAACGCTTGCTTTTCGCTAGCTTTGCGGTGAGACACCATATAGCACCCTCTCCGCAATAACGCCCCGATCGACCATCCCCAATTTTCGTCATTTTTAACCACGACACACTGATATGAACCAATCCGGAATATTGTGGTCATCCCTTTGATGTGGGGCAGTGTTACCTTAATTACCGGCTTTCTATCATCATCGCACATATTATGAATCCGATGGCAATTCCGCAGATGAAGATGAATCCGACGAGGAGGGAGTGTATTTCCATACTGATTTCCTTCCCATAGTTATGTTCTTTTGTGCTCTAATATCGGGGTTGCGCCAAGTCCAGCATTCCCCGCCCTCGTCTTGGAAGCACACCCATAATATAGAATGCTCCGGGCCATAGTCAATTAGAAAATGGGCCAGTGCGGGTCCTTTAGGTGTAATCACAGGTAAGGGCGGGTTTAGCTGGATCATGAGTATTTCTTCACCAAGAGGGCGCGGAGTTGCTTTACTTCGTCTTCCAGAGAATGAACGTACTCGATCAGTTCGTCGAGAGGCGATTTTTTAGGCACTTCTATGACGGCGGGTAGGTTAGTATGCTCTTTTGGATAATTAGCATTTAGCACCATGTTGGCTACGGGGCTTTTAATCTGTAGCTTTTTAGCCTTCATGAACCTGCCGGTGTATAATTTAGAGAATTTATACTTGGGTCCGTCCATTCTTAGGACACCCACCGATACGAAGCGATCGAGCACCATGAGCATGGACGGCCTAGCCATCTTAAACACCGGCAAGACGTCTTCGATGGTGAATGAGAACCCGATTTGGTTCTTAGACAGCCACTCGTAGAAGATCTGGGTGCGGGACTTTTCGTGTTCTTCGGACATTTTGTTCTCCGTCTGGGTTTACGTTTTGATCTGATCGTACTTTTTGGCGATCGTTAGTATGTGGTTCTTGTACTTCTCGGATTTGTGGACGTTTCTGCTCGTGGTCGAATAGACGATAGGATAATGCTCCGCACACCAAGATGTAGATTCGGATACCGTTGGCTTTGCGCAGAACTTCTTATCGTCGTGGATCCACCTGCACTCAAACGCACTCAATTCGAGGAGCGTTTTGGATTTGCCAGAGTACTTAGCAGCCTTTGGCGGTTGTATTACCGGTCTCACTTCTTCTTGCGGTTTGGGTTCTGGCCTTTTTTCCTCCTTGGCCACCATCACTTGATTGAGAGTGGGCTTCTTCTTGGTCGGTCTCTTCATGGCGGCGCTGCTCTTAATAACAGCAAGCTGAGCTTGTGTCTTCTTGGACAACTCGCCGCGTTGCTGAGCCCGAAACACTACTCCCATTACTTGATTGCGGCTAATCCTAAGAGCCGCAGCGATTTCGCCGGACGTCATTCCAGACTTCCACATCTTTATGACGGCAGACTTGTTGGTCATTTCGCCTTTACCATCCGAGCGGCCAAAGACGAATAACCGCATTGGTCGACATAATGGTCCGCGTAATCGCTCTTTCCGACCTTCGACCGGCTGATTTTTGCCAACACCATCATCTGGCAAACGTCGTGAGCGGTGACCGGGGAGCCGAGGTACGCACTCCACAGAGCCGCAGTGTGATTGAAGTTATCTTCTGGTGTACCGTGTGTCTTGGAACGGTTCTTAGTCACCATGCTCATTGCGGTGGCCAAGACCTTGTTATCAGCATTACTCATTTTGTCACCTTCTTGCGATACAGAGCCTTAGCACGCGGGCTCGTATGACCTTGGTCTCTGCGCCAACGCTCTGCGTACCTGCGCACCGTCTCTACTTTGTCTTTCGGCACCCATATGGATATTAGCTTGAAGCCTCGCTTCTTTTGGGCCTCTATGTACTTTTGCATTCGTTCAGTCACTTCTAGCCTCCATAATAGTCTTTACTAGATCGCGTTTATCTTGCAGTGCTCTGATGATCTTCTTCTCGATCGGACTGCCGACCATGTCGTAATAAGACACTTGCTCAGCCACCTGCCCGTGGCGGTGATTGCGGTCTTCGGCTTGTGTGCGATCGATGATGCTATAGGTATTCTCGACGAAAATCGTCGTATGGCAGGGCATCGTTTCGGTGCCGAGAAGCGTTAAGCCTTCTTTTGCGGTGGCCGTTTGTGCGATAAGGATCTTCACATTGTCATTGCTATTAAACGATTTGACGATTGCGGCTACGTCTTGGCGATCCATGCCGCCCCGAATAGTAACGCATTGATTGTGGAACATTTTGTCGAGCAAATCGACGGTGTGCTTGTAATGAGCGAATAGAATGACCTTGGTATCGATTTCGGCCACCATCTCGC